CAAAAAGCGCGCCAAAGCGGTTCCGATCAATGACCAGATTTATCCAGAGCTACAGGCGGCGGCAGTTGCCGCTCAAACGCCCTACGTGATCGAATATGCGGGGGAAGGGGTGCTGAACATCAAGAAGGGCTTCGCTGCTGCTGTGAAGCGCGCAGGGCTGGTTGATGTCACTCCACACGACTTGCGGCACACGGCGGCGGTGTGGATGGCAGAGAGCGGGACGCCGTTTGAGCAGATCGCTCAATACCTGGGGCACAGCTCGTCCCGGATCACCTATCAGGTGTATGCGCGATTCAGCCCGAACTATCTCCGGCAGGCCGCGAAAGCACTCGAATTTTAGTGGGTTTGGTTCATTAGGGATTGTGGGAGCATAGTCTATGCACTGGACAAATCAGCCGCAAACCCTTACGGTGCCTTGGTGGGTGTGGCAGGGGTTGAACCTGCGACCTCCGCCGTGTGAAGGCCAAGGCCCTACGCCAAACTGGCGGTTTCCTTGGGTTTTCTGCCGTACACGGTGCCAAAGTGTTTTCGTCTCGTTCCGGGCTTGTTCGTCTCGCTCGGCGCAAATGAACCAAGGGGAACTGTCTATGAGCCCGACCAGCGTTTACGTCATCGCCTGCGGAGACCATATCAAGATCGGCGTCTCGGTTAAACCTGAGAACCGCTTGCGCATCATGTCCACAGGCAGCCTGAAAAGCCCCACTTGGTATCATCGCGTGAGCTCGCCACTCGGGAGATAGCTTACGAGATCGAGCGGCTTCTGCATTGGAAGTTCCGCGCGCGACGGACGCGGGGGGAGTGGTTTCGGGTGCCGGTTGGCGAGGCGAAGAGCGCCCTGCGCGGCGCCCGGCCGGTTAAGCGCACGCCGCTGGAAGCCTCGCAGATGATCGCAGCAATTTTCGACCGGCAGCGCGAAGAGCCGGACATGCTGCAAACTTAAGCCAATGTTTGTTCACCGGAGGTTCTGAAAATGGAATGGCTTCGCAAGATTAAGTGCCGGTTCGCCTTTCACCCGCGTCTAGACGTGATCCAGACTTTCGGCAGCGCCCAGCACATCGGTTGCCCCTACTGCAAACGCGAGTACGGCATCCACCACGGCGAGCGCGTCGTCATACCGTGGACGCCCGATCTGGCCGAACTGTACGACTTCATGGGCTACGACACTGAAACCGCGTCCGAACGTTGGCGCCGGTACAAAGCCTAGCCACCACCACAAAGGGAGACTGAGGGAATGACAGACCTACTGACGAAGGAAAATCTGAAGGCCAAGCTCCGCGAGGACGTGAAGGCCGCTGGTGGCGCGCTCAAGTGGCTGAAGAAGCACGACATGAGTTCGCAGAAGTATGTTGCCCATATGTACGACAACGGCGATGCGGCAACGTTCCCAGAGACGCTGCGCATTCTCGGCTATCAGCCGGTCACGATGTACGCGCCCCACCCCTAACAGTAATGGGAGATAGAGGAATGCAACCGACACACAGACACAAAAAGCGCGGCACGGAATACGTGCTGATCGGCTTCGGCAAGATGCAGGCAGAGGACTGGTTTAACTTTGCGCCCCTGCCGGGTGGAGATGGCTGCTTCTGCACGCACCACCCAGACGACCCAGCACACGGTTCAGCCTGCTACGATCCTCCCTCCGTCGATATGTGCGAAGTCGCTGTTTACCGCTCGGCGACCGACCCGACCGAAATCTGGGTCCGCCCGCGTGAGGAATTCGAGGACGGACGGTTTGAACCCCTCCCCCAACCATAGGTATCTGAGATGGACGTGATTAAACACGTTGGACGGGCGCTTTGGGCGCAAACTGTGCGATCCGCCCGACGCTGGGACACAGACCCTAGCCAAGTCGCGGTGTGGATCGAGGCGGGGCCTAATGACGCCGAACTTACGCGGTTCATCCCTGATGCCCGCGCCGCGCTTGACGCCATCCTCCCCGCCATCAAATCCCTGTCGCGTCCTGTTGTCGGTACTCCATATGAGCAAGGCTGGAACCATGCTCTGGGGAAAGTAGTGGAGATGCTTCAGCCCTCGCGGCTTCCTGAAAGAAGTGAATGAACCGGAACAGGTCGCTATCCATGCTCTTATGCAGCGATGCGAGGTTTTGTTCCCTGATGACCTCTGATGCCAAGCGGCAGAATATCTCCTCTAGCGTCTCGCTTTTGGACATGGAAACACCCTACAGGAACGGCGCAAAAAGTCAAGTTTCCGTTGCGTTTTCAACGGTTTGGTGCTAGGATTTTGAAGGATTGGAGAGTCGGAATTGAAGACAATCGGCAATCAAGGTTTGCAGTTGGTCGAAGGTTCGCCGGAGGCTGAGACGCACGAAGCCCGCGCCCGCCGCCTCTTTGATGAGATGGCGCGCAACATCGGGCGCGAGGCGGTCAACCATCTGAAAACCATGTACCCGCATATGCTTTCGGAACAGGCGTCGGCGTCCAAGATTTGGGAAACTTCGCTGGTGAACACCATCCGCAATGACATCAATTGGCGGATGCGTCCGTTGCTCATGGCCCTGATCGCGGTTCATCAGGAATGGGACAGCGAATAATAGCCCCTCCCCTTCCCCATAGGAGAATGAACATGAGCGAAATCGCGGCGGAAGTTGAAGACCGTTGGGCGTGGTCAAAGGGCTCGCCGCAAGAGTGGGCTACACAGTACCTCAACAAGCAGGACGCCCGCACACCATTCAGGAAAGCGATGGATACGGCCCTAGGCTCCATCCATGACGGGAACGGCCACGGCGGCATGTACTTTGTCGAGCGCGCCCGGTTCATTCATGCGCTGGAGCAAATGATGGACACGCGCCTCACTCCCCCCGAATGATGGTAACGGGCGCTCCTGCCTCTAGCCCAAAGTGAGCAATCATCTCATCACAATGGTCTATGATGGCTTTAGCTGCCCGGCTGTTCTTGTGCTTGGATGCAGCGGCTTTCCAGAGAACGCACCAGTCGTAGAGGTCTGTCGTGGGAATGACGCGCATTCAATACCCCGATACTGACCAGAGAACGCAGGCAGCAACCGCGACGAGACACAGCCCCGCCGCGATGCCAGCAACGAGCCTCACGCGCTAGGCCCGGCAGACGCGAACGCAATCGGGGGCGTCATGCAGCCGTCGATTTCCAGCCCGAAGACCATCGTATCGACAAGGATAGCGACCAGCACGGCCGTGACGCCTTCGGGCACTTCACCCATCACAGGCTTGGCGGTGCCTTCCAGAAAGCCCGCAATCTCGTCAGCGGGGATTACGGTGTGAGTCATTTTGTTGCCGTCCAGAATGGCCTGCACTTCGGTCAGGGATTGGCATTCCTGAGCAGCAACGGGGAACGACAAGGCGAGCGCGAACGCACCCGCAAGAGCGAGTTTGAACATGGGATGATCCTTTGAGGGGGTTTTCGATGACGCCGAAGAGTTTTCGACGCGGGAAACCTGCGTAGGATTGCAGGCTGCAACCTAGTTGGCAGTTAATTCAGCCGTGACGTTCAGACAACTCTTTGACCGACCAGCTCCGAACGCTTTCAATCTGGCCGTCACGCAACGTCAGTTCGGATGGGCCGTAGGTCCAACCCGTCATCGCCAGCCCGGCGTACTGTTTGATGTAGCCTTGGGGCATCATGGACCCGGTATTGAACACCGTGATCGAGTTGCCGATGCCGAACTTTGGCCGGTTGATGACCTCGCGCTTGTGGGTGTGTCCCCACACCACCGAAAACGTTGTCTCTCGGGAAACTGTCTGGTTGGCGTTGATGCCCCCGACTTCGCGCCCCATGCCCGTTGTTGGCGCATGGGTGAACCCGACGCCCTCCAGGAACAGCCATTCGCGGTATTGACTGGCGGTGAACCCGTAGCGCGCAAACACCTGTTGCAGCGGGACCGTATAGACGCCTTCGGTTGACGGGTTGGCGTTCTCGAAACGGTTGGCCCGGTAGCAGTGGTTGCCGTCTAGATGGTAGCGGGGGATTACATCAGCCGATGGGGCGGTTTCGTTGAACTCACCATAGGCATCAGTCAGGCTGGCAATCTCGGTCAGGTAAGCCGGACGCGCCCGGTCGTCCATTGAGCCGGGGAATGCGTGCGTTGAGAGGCTGTCCAAATCGAGACTATCGCCAACGTCAACAATGAAGTCGGGCTGTAGCTCGCTTGCCAGCATGCCCAGGTGGCGGAAGCGGGACTTGTCAGGAATGGTGGGGGAGTCGTGTGCATCGCCCCATACGAGCACTCTAACGGCCTTGCCGAAGGTGCTGGGGGTCGGTTGGTACGATGAGCGGGCAGGAACCCGAATGCGGGGCTTTATGCGTGGGGTTGGGGTGATGCCTTCCTCTATGGCCGTAGTCACCTGATGCCGGAACGTGCCTTGAGGGATGCCGAGTATTCTCGCCCCTTGCGTGTAGTTGTGACCGGCTTCCTCGAATGCATCCAAGGCGCGTTGCATCTTGGGATGATCGAACTTGAGCGGCGGTGTGGGCATCATCGGTCCTCTTTTTCGAGGTTCCGCAAGTTGCGCCGTGCGACCTTCAGCTCTGTCCACATTTTCAGCGCTGTCAGGGTCAGGACCAGCAGGCCGAGGCAGGCGACCAATACCTGGTTGACCCCCGCGAACCAGACAACGGCATCGTTCCAAAGGGGGAACGTGACCCCGGCCGTGCCAGCGACCGCGCCGGTAATTGTGGAGGCTTGTGGCTCGCTCATTTACCGGGCCTCAATTCGCAGCGTGGCATGGTGTGCATAGGCGGGGCTCCTGTTGCTCAGGGGTGTTCGCTAGGGCCGGGGGTAAGGTCGCACTTGCTCTCGGTCCGACTGGCGCTGAAAACGAACTATCCGGAATTTCCGGATAGTTGGATTATCGGGCGGTAGTGGGCGCTAATGAAACGGTGTGTTGGATAGCGCTGACTCTTGGAAATCAGGGGGTGGTGTGCTAGTGTTCGCGGGTGCTTTGGGACGGGAATGCTCGTCCGGCGCATATGCTGGCGGATGCGCCGGACCAACGACCTTCGGCGGGAATTCTGCCGATCAATCGCCGGGGCCGCCAGCTACTCCCCTAGCCTCTTGAATGAGTCCATCAATGTCGGACGCTTCTTTGGCTTAGGCTTCACGACAGGAGCAGCATCCTTACCGGATACATTCTCGTGAGTGTCGGCGGGAGCGCTACGGATGGCGACAAGCAGGGCAATGACAGCAGCCACGCCCCATTTACCAAGAGCAGCACCGACAAGCATTCCACAGACAAAGGCAAAGCCCGTGAGGCCGTAGGGGAACCATGCCAGCCATGACGCAACAGCACCGTCAATGCAGGCGCCGGGGTCTAGAACGCACCCGATCATAGCCACACCGCCACGAGGGGGATGAGGAACGCCGCTGCTTGCAGGCCACCGATACCAGCCCAGATTGGATGGTGGCCGTTGTCCCACGCCTGCTTAATGAAGCGGGCCTCGCGGACAAGGAAGGCGAGGATGATGAGCGTTGCGAGGATGCTCATTTGCGCTTCACCAGCGGGGGCGCTTCGGTCTTCGTCACCTGCCTCAGAATGAAGATGGCAACGCCGATGACGAGGAACAGAGCAGCCCTGCCCTGCTGGCCGAAACCGAGCGCCGTAGTGAGTAGCGCGGGGTCGATGATTTCGATGATGCCGAGCGCGAAAGTCGCGAAGGCAAGCATGCGGGTTTTCCACCCTTCAAGCATGGTGAACATTGGCATATTTCCTTTGCAAAAGCAACGGTTTGTGGTAGATTTCAGGGGTTGGCGGTGCCGTTCTAGAGAGGCGAACGGGTAAACGAGGCGGGCTTCACAGCCGGGCCAAAAGCCGAACCAAGAGGAACTAAGGCCGCCAGCTACTTCCTGCGGAGAATGAGCCCGACAATCGACGCAATGAACTGCAAGATCATCGCTACCCAATTCCCGCGCATAGGAGCGTCACTGACAGCCTTCTCGGGCTCGGATGGTACGGAGGGTGCAGGAGCGCCTTTAGCGGCCTTGGCGCGCTCTAGAAGGGCTTCGACGTGTTCGGCGGAGATGAGCGCCTTATTCAGCCCATCGCCTGCATAGTAGGACTGCCCGCGCTTGAGCTTTCGACGCTGGCCCTGAACATCAGCGAGGACTGGAAACGACGCCCATTCCTTCGCCAGATTGAGTGCAAAGCCGGTATCGGACAGTTTGCCCGCCATCCATGTATCAAAGCCCCGGCGCTTCAGGAGATGGTAGCCGAGGCGGTCCTGAAAGTCGGGGGTGAATATCTGGCTATCGCGCAGCTTCAGTTCCTTGCGCAAATCCCCGAGGGTTGCCCGCATGAACTGATAGCCGCCCGCCGCTGTTGACTTGGCAGGCCATGCGCCAGCCTGTGCCGCCTGTAGTTCGGCAATCGTCATGGACGTGATGGGCTTGGGGAGTTTGTTCTGCCGGTTGGCATAGATCACGTCATAGCCGCGCCGCTCGGAGGTTCCGACTTCGGTGTCCCGAATGTCGTCAAGCAGGATCGCCGCCGCCAGAGGCACGGTTTTGTCCATGGATAGTTGCTCCGATATGAGAGGGAGGCTACTGCGTGACGATCTGCGTCAGCGTCTCGCCGTCATCGAGGAAGAATAGCCCGTCATCTCGCTTGAGAACGGTGACGGGCGAGAACTGATGTTCAAGGTTTTCCCAGACGATGGCAGACCGGAATGCAGCCGCAATCTTGGCGTGCCCAGCCGCGTTAGCGTGCAGGTTATCGGCAGGGTCAATGTCAGTCTCAGGATCAAGCGCCGAATAGAGATCGACCAGCGTAACGTCCAAACCATCAGCCCGGAGATCGGTGACGATTTGCGCAAGGTCGGCGTTATAGCTCTGGATGTTGGCGAGCGATCCGCCCCACTGATACGTCTTTGGCCGGATGATGTTGCCGACGAAAACGCGGGGCTTGACCGTCTGGTTATTGTCCCCGAACCACTGGACGTACATGTACGAACCACCCGTCTTGGTGACGGTAATTGTGTCGCCCGCGACCAGCCCCGTAATGCGGTGCCCGCGCTCAGTGTAGGGATAGTTGTTGTATGTCGTGCAGCCCGGCGTGCTGCCGTCAAAATCAGCCAGCAGAACCCCGTTTTTCTTGAGGCTGTAGGTGCAAGCGCCGTCATGCAAGAGCAGTGCAAGATAGGCAACCGACCCGGTGCAAGTGAAGGTGATGCTGTCGCCGTTGGTTGTGGCGCGTTTGCCGATGCCGTAGAGGCCAGTATTGGTCCACGACGAACCGGACGTGACGCCGCCGCTGACAGCCTTGGTTTTCGTGCCCAACGCCAGCCACGACAGATAGGCCCGCATGCCGTCCCGGTAGTATGCCTGCTTGGTCGTGTCGACGCCGTAGATGCGTTGATCGTTCACGCCGAGGGAAACGAGCGCCACATCACCCGCTACGGGGTTGAATGCGTACACTTCGTTAGCTTGGTCCCCCACCATATCGCCGCCGTGAGCGTAGTTGGTGATGGACACGCCGAGCTGAGTGCCGAGGATAGTTCGCCAACGCTGTGCATCGGGAAGGTAGGTGGCTTCTGTAATGGAGTCGCCAAAACAACGGTAGGTCATGGTCTACCTCAGTAGTTTGTGAATGCTGCTGTCGGCGGGGTGAAATTCGCGGTATAGCGAGCAACGCCTTTGGTGATGCGCAGATCGTCAATCCAGCCGTTGACATCGCCGGTCACGCCGGTCAATTGCCCGCCGATACGCAGGTTGCTGGCATTGTCCAGATTATCGGATGATGTGCCCGTCGCAGTCTGCGCAACGCCATCAATATACAGAGTCCACGTTGACCCGTTGCGAACAATTGCGAAGTGATACCACGTTCCTGTGGACTGGTTAGCATTTGAGTCGCAGCGAAGTGCATTCCCCTGCAACACGCCAATTTTGGGGCCAGAGTTAAAGTAGACCGCCCACCCGCTGCTTACCTGCCAATCCCCCTTTGCGATGATGCCCTGAATGCCAGAACTTGCAGTGCGTATCCAGCCCTCAACAGTGAAACTGCCGGTGCCGAAGTCGAGACTGGCCGCGTCTGTGACCTGCAAATAGTCGCCAGTTCCATCAAAAAGCGCCGAGGCCGTGCCGTACTTGAATTGAGCGGTATCAATCTGGGCATTGCCGTTGGCCGTGACCGTATGCCCGACCGGGGAATTGTCGGTGAACGTGGTAGAAGCGTCCGTGCCATCCATATGCAGAAGCAGCGACACGCTTGCGAAGTCGGGGTCAGCCGAAAGCGGCCACTTGCCCTGCGACTTCCAGTACAGCGCCTCATCAAGCGTCCAGACGCCAGAAGCGGAGGTCGTGGTTGGCTCAACCTGAGTGCCGCGAATGAAACCGCCAGCCATCAGGAGATTTCCTCGTAGGACACATGCGCCACCAGATCGCTGTTGGCACTGGCAAGCGCCCCGAGGCTCTTGTCCTCTTCGAGATAGATCGGGGCATCTTTGGATATGACGACCAACGTCGCATCGGCTGGCACGGAGATGGTCGAGGCAATAGCCGTCGCGGTCCCGCCAATGTCATCCTGCGTGTAGTAGTTGACCGTCACATCAGCGGCATTGGTGCCGTCGATGTTGGCGATATAGAGCGAGTTGACCTTGAACACCTTACCGCTCGACGCTGCATTGCTCACAACCGATTGCGCGGAGGTGGTCAGGGCGAGGGGGGCGGTCTTGCCGGTGATCGTGGCGACATTGACGATATTAGGCGCTGCCATTTGCTTTTAGCCTCCAAAAATCATGGCCATAGCGATGGCCTTTCCAGTTGTAACTCCGGCCTCGGTATGCCCGATGATCACCCATCCACCAGCCGAGCTATTGGCAGTTGACCGGTACATGACGAGATAGGTTTCGCCGGCCGCAATGTCGCCAGCAGCCAGGGCAACGTCCGTCCCGCCGCTGATCTTGCGGATGGCTTTGGCGGTCAATCCGTTGACGGCCAGCGTTGCCGCGCCGGTATTTGTCGATGCCGCGACGAAGCGCACCATCTTGTTGTCGGCAAGCGCACCGATGGCAGAGGTCAGCGTGATTGCGTCGGCCGTCCCGCCGACAGTGCCGGAAGCCGTCACATCGTTCAGCAGTTCCTTGATGCGCTTCATCATTGCGCGAGCGGAACCGTTCACGGTGCCAGGAAGCTGGCCTTCGAGCCAATTTATACTGGAATCGGCGTCATCGTTATCAGCGGCGGTCGTGGACCAGTCGTAGATGTCGGCCATTAGATATATCCTCGGTCGGAAAGGCCACGAACAGTTGCGGCGGGGATAACCGCGCCGTCACTGAAGCCCATGTTGGAAAGGGTGCTGCCCGCCTGAGTGCCCGGATCAACGAGCATTGGGTTGCCAGCGAGAGGGGCGCGGGTGATCTGCCCACCGCTGAAAGCGTTCGCGAGAGAGAAGCCGCCGCCACCGCTACTGGATTGCTGCCCGCCGCCTGCCCCAAACAGCATGTCAAGAAGACTGAAGCCGCGCTTGGGCGCCTGTGACTGCGACTGTGTGGGTTGACGCTTTGCGCCGGGTTGCGACGTGCCGGAAGGGTAATAGACCGTGCCGTTTGCTCGGATAGGCCCGCGACGGCTGTCCGCCATGCGCTGGGCGCCTTTATCGTCTAGACCAAGGGACGATAGGTCAGGGCCGAAGTCGTCGGATGTGCTTGGCTGGATGGCATCGGCAAGTGACAGCGAACCGGAGCCACTACGCATGACGCCGGACTGCCCGCGCGCGTTGCCACTGAGCATCGGTTGCGGCAGAGGGGACGTGTATTTCTTCTCGACGGTCGCGTTCGATGGAAGCCCGGTTTCGGTCAGAACGCCGCCGCCAGTGCCAGGAGGCGCATACTGCGGCGAGCCGAGATCGCGGACTGTGCCGGGAACAGTGTTCGGTTGCCATACAGGCGCGGCACTGACCCCGTACCCGATGCCGCCCGCATAGCTTGCCCGCCCGCCTGCCGTGGTAACGTAGGGCCTGCCAGTGGTAGGGTTGACCGGCACGGTATGCCGCGAGACTGACGACAGGCCGGATGACGGGTCGCCATAGATGCCCTGATACATCTCCTCGACGGACATAGGGGCCTGTAGCGACGGCGCGGGCGCATAGCCGCCACCGGGCAGTGCCAGGGGCGGGGCCATGCTGCCCGAATACCAATCGGTGAAGTTGTCGGCCATTGAGCGCCCCAATAGAAAAGGCCCCGCTTGATGCGAGGCCGATGCATGCTTATGTTCGCGCGATGCGAATGATTTGGACGGGCTTAGCCCTTGTCGCCTTGAGCAGCCCCGTTGCTGCGCAGGATTGCCGTTTCTTCAACCAGACAGGCCAGTCGATAGCCTACAAGCCGGAGGATGGTCGGCTGACCTTCTTCCCGGCCTACGATGACAGCGAGGTTCAGTGTGTCGTTGTCGGCAAGACGGTGGGCAACGAATACGCCCTAGCCTGCGACGATGGTCCGGGGACGCTCATTCCCGGCATGTCCACCCCAGACAAGCCGTTCATTGATGTCGTCGTGGTCAACAAGATTTTCTTCTGGCTCAAGTGCAAGGAGACGACTTGAAGCAGGTTGACCTGGAGCCGCGCCGACATTCGAGCCGCTACGAACTGAAGCCTATGAGCCGCTGGTGGCTGTTACCTTCCGGCCTTCTGAGCGCACTTAGCGCCTACCTCAATGGCTTGGATAACGTAGCCACTTGGGGGCTATTGTTTTTCGGCGCCCTATTCATGCTCACACTGCTTATGGTGTTCCCCGGCTACTGGCTATCGCGGCGCGGCTAGCCCGCCAGCACTAGGCGTTATGCTGCGTCGTAGGATCGTTTCTAGGAACGTCGCCTGATTAGGATTGACTGCCGGAATTGACTTGAGCCCTTCCGTAGCAGCGGCGCCCATGGCCCGCGTCGCCAGCTTCTCGGTCATCTTCTCGCTAGCAGCGCGGCCAATGGAGCCGATCACCGGGCCAGCGACCATGCCGATAGGCCCGCCAGCCATGCCGCCGAGCGCCATGCCGGCCGCGCCGCCAATGCCGTTGGTTGCGGTGTTGCCGCCAAAGCCGAAGGTGCCGATCAGTTTCATGAGGTTAGAGCCTGGCGTGCCGTCAATCACATCCTTGATTGCCTGCTGTTCCGCCTTCGAGAACCGACGCCACACGTCCGGCTTAGTAAACAGCATCCGGCGCATGGCGTTGCGGATACCCTTCTCTGGGCCTGACGCCGCCGCCTGACCTACGCGAATTGCTTCTTCGATCATGCTGACCTTGTTGGCACGCGACCAAGTGCTGATGCCAGTAAGCAACGCGGTCCCTGCCGCCTTGGGGTCGGTCCCACCGAGAATGTCTGTCGGCTTCAACCCCTTCACGAAATCGTCCAGTTTCCCGATGACGTTGTTCGCGAATGCCGCATCGCGCCCCTCAGAGGACATTGCCACGCGCTGCGCAGCCTGCCGGATCAGGTGAAGGTCTTTCATGTCCACGACAACGCCGCCTTGGGCGACATCATCAGCAATCGTCTGCATCATCTCCCAAAGACCGATGGACTTGGGGTCGAGGTTTTCGTTGATGCGCAGTTTCTTGCCGAACACCTGCACGTCACCCATGAGGCGCAGATAAGCGTTGTCGGAGACTGCCAACGGCGTGCCCCCCGTCGCGGCTTCGAACATGTTGGATGCTGCGGACTTCAGATCGTCTGCCGTGGGCGCCACTTTGGCCGCTGCGTCAAGTACCTTGCCCTGCTGCGCGCGCTGGACGAACTTGGAAACAGCATTGCCCACGAGCGGCACGGCCGCGCCAACGCCGCCGCCGACTAGCCCGCTGACGAGCGCCCCCTCGCCTCGCTTGTCGTCTTCAGCCGCGCCTGCCCCGTATGCCGCACCTTGGGCGGCGCCAACGCCAGCCGTCGACGCTACCCGGCCCGCTAGTGTCGCACCTTTACCTGCCAACTGCCCGCCGATGCCCATGCCGGTCGGGATAGCCCCCGCTAGTTCGGCCGCGAACGAGCCAGCCGGGTTTACCTTGCGCTGGTATTCAAGCTTCTGACGGCTATCGTCCACGGTGTGCTTATATGTGTCGCCAAAGTCGCCGCCCTGAAGCGCCGAAAGGCCCCCCTGCACCGCTCCCCGAAGTTCATCGGCCCAGCCAAAGGTTGTGCCCTGAACGAACGGGTCAAGCGGGCTGCTGTCCATCTCGGGCATGAACTTGCCCGATCGTTCGCTGACCTGCGGCAGTTCCTTACCCGCCATAGCCTGATCGCGTGCCCAATCGGCATATTCACGAGAGCCGGGCTTGCCTGGAGGGCCGTCAGTTGTCGCGGCTGGCGTAGCAGCCTGCATCTGACGATAGGCAGCGCCAAGCTTCTTGACGGCTTCGACATTGCCTTGCGCGTTGGCGCGTCGGATGCCTTCAGCGACTTGCTCAAGCGTAGCCATCAGATGCCCAAATCCCTGAGGATAGCGTCAACATCGTCCACCCCTCCTGCCGGTGCAGACCCGCCGCCAAACTGTTGAAGATATGCGGCTCGACGGCGTTCCTGCGAACCGGCGATGAAGTCGCGGAGCGTCTTAAGGTTCTTCTTCAACTGGTCTTCGCTCTGCGACTGCTCGATGTTGGCGATGGTGGACTGGAGAAAAGCGAGTTCGCGTTCCGTCACCTGCCCGAGAGCGCCACCAGTGGGCGAGTTGTCGCGCATGGTCTGAAGTTCTTCAAAGCCGATATTGGCCTTGATCGTATCAAGCGTCTTGCCAAGGTCGTGCGCGCCCTGCCCAACCACTGGGACGCCCCCGATATTGCCCATGACGTTTCCGGTGTTCGACCAATTGACCTGACTGAGCGCCTCGTCAATCGCACTGACGGCAACCGCGTTTTTCTGTTCCAGCGTATTGATTGCGGACTCAGCCTTGACCTGCTTGCCGCGCCGTTCGATGTCCGGTTCACTGCCCGGCATGGGGGCAATCTCACCCGGAGCCGTCTGTTGAAAGCCGGTTGGCACATCCCCGTTCTTGGGGATGACAGGACCGCCAAGGGCGCCGGGGTTAACCGGGTCCGGTTGCCCGAAGCCGGTGCCAAGATCGAGATACGGGTTGGCCCGCTTCATGCGGAGGTATTCGGACTGCTGTTCGGGAGGAAGGGCGTTGAAATATTCCCACTCCCTGATGTTGGCGGGCATGGCGTCGCCGGACTTGGGTTTCAGGAGCGCCTGAAACGCTGCATTCGGGTCCATACCGGCCGCTACCATTGCGGCCATGTCGGGATTGGTTGACTTCAGATAGTCAATCGACTTTTGCAACTGCGCTTCGCGGTCGGCCTTTTCCTTGACGCTGGTCGCATAGGCATCGTCCTTGACGGCGCCCTCGTTTGCATAGAGCGCAGCATTGGCGAGGCCGGAGCCAAAATCCGTCCCCCGCCCAAAGCCAGCAAACGCGCCGCGAACGGCATTGCGGTTCCCCGCGACGTACTTAGCGATAGGGTTGCTAGACCCTAAAAATAGCTCCGCGAGGCCCATTAGATGAGTGCTCCCAACAGTGATACGCCGCCCATCCACCAAGGCGTGGAAGGTTGGGTGTTAACCTGCGTGCTCGTCATGCCGCCAGCCTGCGCATTGCCCGATGACGTGCTGGTGAGCTTTGCCAGCCAATCGGTAAGCGCGTTGTCCTGACGGGTCTTGAGGTCGTAGCGGCCCATAAGCCCGGCCTGCTTGTCGGCATCCTGTGCGGACCCGACTGCCCCGATGGTTGCTGCTGGCAATTGCGCGGCGCTGTAGAGGCTCGGAAGCATCTGCGTAGCCTGTGCCTGGTACGCCCGCGAACGGTCGCGCTCGCCCATATATGCCTTGTCCCGGATGCTGCCGAGCGAGGACACCATGTCATTGACGTGCGGGGTGGAGCCGAGCCGCCCGGATGCGCCGAAGAACGAATTCACGTCCGCGCCGGTATCGTCCAGAGTACGGTTTAGATCACGCTGGAATGCGGGGTCATTGCCGTCGAGGAAGTCGCCGCGAGCTACCTTGGAATAGCTGTCCATGGCGCCGGAAACGCCGGACGTATAAGCAGGATTGTATGCGCTCGCCAGTGACGTATCCCAGCCCTTGCGGGTCGTGTCGCCAACCCCTGCATAAAGGCTTTCGCCGAACGCATCGGGAGCGCCCTTGTTGTAGGCGCCCTGAATGCCTTGGGCGAGCGAGGTAATGGTCGAGTTGACGGCCGGATTTGACGGCGCGGTCGAACTGGTGGCAGTGCTGGTTTGTGTCGAGCCGCCCATTAAAGCACCTTCCGTAGTCCGTTGTCCGACAGTGCCGGTTCATAGGGTTCGTAGTCCGGCAACATCCGTTTGGAGAACCGGCCAGCCATGCGCATTTCCACGCAACCGGCCGATTTGGCGATGCCTTCAATCTTGGTCAGTTCGGCGCGCATGGCAGAGAGCCACGCCTTGGGCCGAAGGTTGAGCCAGCCGTCGATCTGGTCGATTGCGCAGATCATGCGCTCGTCTTCCTCGTAGACTTCCATAGTGACGAGCCCCGCCCCTTCGGGCAGGCGAACGGCAAACTGTATCTTCAACTAGGTGCGGCCTTCCGGCCTGACATGCGTGACCGTGACATGCACGCCAGTGGCGCCCGCCACGCGCAGCCGCCAGCCCTTGGGAAGCCAGAGCGGCATGATGATTTCATAGACCGCAGTCGAGACGTTGCCGCTCTCGGTGCTCTTAATCGCAAGGCTGTGCTCCTGCACCAGCACATAGGCCGTGGTGTTCGTCACATCGTAGAGGTCAACCGTCACGTCGATTGCGCCCGCCGTGGTGTTGGCCAACCTGATGTGTTCGATCAGCGTCCCGTTTTCGGTCGTGGGAATGTCAATGATCGTCGTGGCTGCTGTGCCGCTAAGAATGACCACTTTGGTTTCGACGCGGCCCCGGCCTTGCTGGTACATGGTCATCGGGCGCCGTCCCCAACTGCCTCGATGTCGTCAATGCCCCGAATATAATTCCAACTTTCGCCAGCCGCGACGCTGATCCTGAAGCGCGCATTCTTTCCTGCCGCCCGAACCGGCACGCGGCCCGATGGCTGGATTGACGCCGCCGTGCTGTAGGTGAGGCTCGAATAGAGCGCTGCCTTGGTCCCGATCTCTACCGTGGCGTTCTGTGCATCCGTGATCGGGCGCACCGACTGAAAGCGCATCCTCTCGGGGAACATCTGCGTAGCCGTCTCGCACGTCGCAGCAAGATTGGTTCCATCGAAAAAGCCGAACTTCAGATCGCCGTTGAGCCCGGCAAGGCGCGGTTCGCCGCCATACCAAACGCGGGAGTCGAGCGAATAGGGCAGCGCGTCCAGCGTCGCCACGGCATCAAGGCCCTCCAGCGTATAACCCGGCGAGGCCATATAGAGCAGCGCGGCACTTGCGAACTCGCACTCGACAAACTCGCCAAGCCGAATGTCATAGGTGATGGCGTCCTGAAACACCGTGCCGCTCGAAACATCCGCCGCCTGGTATCGCCAGATGATGCGCTGATTAGCCGGGTCGTAAGCGCCTTCGATGCCGTCGAACACGGTCCCGGATGCGTTCTCAAGAAACGTGCGGCTGATCTTGTCGGCACCGATATGTTCCGGCACCGGCATACCCGGCAAATACATGTGCGGCCCGGCAACATCCCAGAAGAAGCAGGCGCCGCGAATGGTGACAACCGACTGCGGATTGACCGCGCCGATACCGTCCGCGATCTTGTTCATCGTATAGAGCTGGCGGTCGCTGGTGCGGGTCAGGAGGCGCACGGCATTGCGCTGGAGCACGATGGCTAGACCATCATTCAACTCGCCGCCTGTAATCAGTTCCTCGCCGTCTGGCATGGGCTGGCGGGCTGCTACGCCACCCTCATAGTCGGTGTGGTCGTTCACGTCCGAATTCTGCATCAGGCGGTTGTCGCCGTCACAGTCAAAGGCGAACATGCAATCGAAGATAGGCGCGATAGACCGGGCCTTGGGAGCGCCGGAAATGGCCGCGAAAGCGACCGGCGTTTCGATGTCGAGTTGCACCTGTCCGTCAGTGGTGTTGGTGAAGACGGCATAGTTGCCGAACTGCGTCGCCATCCAGTTGTCGCCGGACGTGCAGTTGTAGCCCGAACCATAGGACGTATAGGTGTAGTCGTTGCCGATATTGTAGATGTTCGTACCCGTCGCGACGTAGGCGAGATAGCCCCCGGCCCGCGTCACCACGGAGGTGCCACCGCGCGGTGCTGCAGGGAGAACGCCAGCACTATCCGCAACCGCCAATGACGGCATGGGGCGAGCCGAAACGCCGTTCTGATCCTTGCTCAGAATGACGTTGACCGTGCGCTTGGCAACACCGGGATTGGTGTCGGCCATATCCGGGCGGGGAAGACCAATGGGCAGCATCTAGAACTGCGTCGGGATAATCTGCCCCGTCCCTGTCCGATCCTGCGTGGCTCCCTTGAGCGCGTCGAGCGCGTCCTTTTCCGCGATGCGCATCATTGCCGCCATCTCGGGCTTGGGGAATACATGGGTGTAGAGGTATGCCTTGGACCGGCACCGGATCAGCTCGTAGGCTTCCGTAAACCAGAGGTTATCGGCCTCGTTGTCGGTCGAGGGTTCCGCCACCTTGACATGCCCGTCCAGGCGCACCGTGTAGGCGGCATCAGGCACGCGGTAGAGGCGCAGCGCACGGTTGATGTAGGCGTAGCGCGTCGGCCGGCCAGTCGCTGGGCCGGAGCTGTCAATCAGTTCCTCCAACACCAGATAATCAATGGGCGCCATCATGTGCTGTTGCGTGCCCTCAAGCACGAAAGCGCCGTCGATCTTGTAAAACTCGGTGGTGATCTCCTGCCCGGTTCCAAAGTCGTAGGTATCGGTGCCGTTGACCGTGGCGAACGTGACGGAGCGGCTTTCGTTGAAGAAGAAGCGCTTGGGCTGGTAGAACTTGATCGCAGTCGAGATTGCCGACAGAACGCGCGACCCGTCAGCGGTCGCATCGCGTTCCATGTCGTCAAGGATTTCGGTCTTCATCGCAGAGCGCGTGGTCATGTCGTTACCCTCGCTTTGCGCTTGGCCTGTGCAGCCTTTTTGCCGCGTTGGCGTTTCGGCTTGGCCTCGGTGAAAACGCCGAAGCGCAGATCGCTATCGAGCGCCTCGACAATCGGCTTCCCACCTCGGGTGTATTTGGGCGGCAGAGGGGGTTCCTCCGTCGCCCAAATGAAGATGAACGGGTCCATCACTCGTCGTCCGGCTTCTTGGCTTCCGGCGCGTCGAGTTCAGCCAATGCGGCAACAAGGGCCTTCTCAGCCCCGGTCGCCTGATTGTACATGGCTGCTGCGTGGTCCCGCTGTTCGCGGACGCTATTGATCTGCTCGGTGAGCCACTCGCGCGTGATGGTCATTAGGCGTCGGCCGTATCCGCCGCAGTCGCCAGCAGGATGTAATAATCGGCCGCGCCGATCTTCACCCGCAGACCGCCCGTAATCTCGTTGACGTTCGAGATTTCGACGGCATCATCAAACGCCTTGTCTTCGGCGCCAGTGAGGCCCTGAATGTTGAACAGGTAGCCGTTGGTGTCGAAGGTCGCCTTGTCGGCCCCATTGACGGAAGCATAGAACAGCGACGTAGCCGTGCCGGTCAGGGCGCCGGTGCCAAGGTTCAGCTCCACTTCGATGGGCGCATAGTTGCCCGCCGCCGTGCCCGCCGAGAGCGTCATTTCCGCCACGAAGGCAGAGCCAAGCCCAGTGGTCTTGCCCGATGCCCCGTAGGTGGTTTCTGCCTTCAGGGCATTCGACCAGGAGCCGAGAGCAACGTTGGTCGTGAGCGTGAACTTCGCGCGCCCGCCGACACCACCGACGCCCGTCATGGTCACGTCGAAATTCAGTGGTTCGACGCTGACAGACCCGCTGGTCGATGCGCTGGTTACTGCCCAATCCAGAAATTCGCTGGAGTCGAGCACAAGGGCCTTGGACGCAGCCGAAGTCCCGGCCGTAACGTCGAGGTAGTTCAGTTCAGCAGCGGTCGAAGTGACCTCCGTACCGCCGATGTAGAGGGTGCCGACGCGGAAGCTTTTGTTGTTCCAGCGCGTCTCATTGTTCGCGATCATCGCGGTCATGGGAAGTCTCCGTGAATGGGAGGAAAAGGAAGGGGCGAGCCGCTAGACACGCCCCGATAGCCTTACTGGTCGTTATCGACCACGTAGGAGATGACGATCTCGGCAGCACCGGCAGACACGTTGCCGGAACCGTCATTGAGCGAGACGGTCACGGTAGCGGGCTCGGTCTGCATGATGTTGGTCGTCGCAGCCAACTCATCGAGCGCGATGAACCCGACAGCGGTCGCCACAAGGGCGGTCGCGTAGGCGTTCGGGTCGGCGGTCGAATTGCCGTCCTTAAAGCCAACGTCAATGGTCGATGTGTCATCGAAGGCGGTCGTAATCATAGCACCGCCGCCAATGACAATGGCGTTGGTGGGCAGATAGCCGACCGTCACAACATCGCCCTCGTCTGCGAAGGTGATGCGCTTGCGCAGGTAATGCACAAGCTGCTGGTGGTACTGGCGGGCCGGAGCCGCAGTGGTATCAGTTGCCATTTATCCGCCCTCCTTAGTGGGTCGTGCCGTAGGTGGAGAGGGTCAGCACACCGAAGTCCGTGGAGTTGAAGATGTTCTTCTTCAGGCCCATCAGACCCTGCACCGAGACGCCCAGTTCGCGGTCGTAATCGAACTTCTTCTCGACCCACTTGTAGGGCGAGGACTTCGAGAACTTCGAAGAGAAGCCGACCGACGCCGACTGAGCACCGAGGAACAGTGCGCGCTTGACGGTGGTGATTTCGGCCGCAGTGGACGAGTTGACGCCGTTGACGACATCTTCGTTCACGCGGAGAACCACGTTGTTGTAGACGCCGAGCGCCCCGGTGAAGATCGGGTTGTCCGAAGTCTGACCGCCCTGGATCGCGGCAAGCTGGATTTCGCGCCAGCCCATCGTGCCAGTATCGACCATGAGGTCGTACGCCTGCGTGGGATGCAGGTAGCAGACGTACATGTCCTTGCCGTTCACGCGGACCGGACGAATGCGAGGATTGGCGAGCATTGCCGTTTCCTTCGCCTTGTCGATCATCGTGAGCGTAAAGGTGTCGGACGAGCCCAGACCTTCGTCGGTCGTCACACCCGAACCGGCAAAGATTTTGCGGCCCGAAGACGGAGCGGTGACGGTGTTGAGGCCCTTGTCGATGGTGTTGAGCGTCTTGCTCGAACCGCGATAAGTCCACGATGCAGCCGAGTAGCCCGATGCCTGGATGAAGAACATGCGGGACATCAGTTCCGCATACCAGTCGGACAGGCCGTCGCGAGCTTCCTCGCGAAGATTGAACAGCACGCGCTGCTGGTCGATGCTGTCTTCACCCTCGACGCGGACCGCGTGAGCGACCTCGTTGACATAGAGGCTGTCCGAATAGGTGGACAAGGCCTCTTCATTGCCTTCGAGGGTCTGTGACTCGGTAACGCCGTCGCCAGTGAGCCGGGTGCGCAGGGCCATGGTGATCTTGTCACCCTTGCCCTTGAACTCGGTCTTTTCCTGAATGATGCTGTTCGCGCCAGTGCCGATGAGCGGAGCAATTTCGAGGCCCTTTTTGACCTCGTGGTTCAAATCGCGCGCCCACAGCTTATTGGACAGGGCATCATTCACGCCATACTGCGTGATTGCCATGATAGGCTCCAAAAAGTGTGTTGTTTGTGGGGGTTGCGCGCCCTTTACCGTCCGCGCGGGACTAATGGCCGTAGCGTGCGGGCCATCTCGCGTTCAGCACCGTGACGTGGGCCAATCGAAGCGGGATACGTCCCGGACCGTGCGCCTTACGGACGCAAATCGGAGCGGCCTGTTAGGCCGCAAATGCACGCGCTACAGAGCCATGCTTGGCCTTGTACGCGGCGAACTCGGCATCGTTCATGTCGAGAAGCTGTTCGGGCGAAATCGCGCCGGCCTGGGTGACGCCGCCGCCAGTCTTGCCAAGGCTGAGAGCGGCCTTGCGGGTTTCTTCCCGTTCGGTGATCTCGTCCACGACATCCTTGGGTTCGGGCGTCGGTGTTGGGTTCGGGTCCGCCTTGCGGTAGCCCCGCTTGACGGCGAACTGATAGGCTCGTTCGGCCGGGTTGATGCCAGCCTGCAACGCCTGCTCGGTGATCTGCCCCCATTCGCGTAGTACGAACTGCTTGCGCTGTTCGGCCGTGCTCATCGGGTACATCAGTTGCAGTTCTTCGTCGCGGGACTGTGCCGCAAACTGGAGCGCTGCGTCATAGTCCGGCGTTGTGGCCTTGAACTCGTCCTCGACGCGCTTGATCTGGCTGGCGTATTCCTGCCGTTCGCCTTCTTCGCGCGCCTGCTTCTGGGCTTCCTCGCGGGACATGCGCCCCTCGCGGACTTCCTTGACCAGCCACGCGATCTGTTCCAACGGGTTAGTTTCGTCGGGCAGGTCATCGACCTTTGCCGCTTCCGGCTCAGCCTTTGGTGCGGCTGTCAGCTCAGCGACGCGGGCTGCTAGCTTGGTGAACCGCTCCTCCAACTCAGAGGCGCGCGTTTCGGCCTGCTTCCGGCGTTCGCGTTCCCGGTGAAACTGTCCATGCGGGACCGTCTCGGACTTCGGGTCGTCGTCGTCATCGGTCTTCGCCGCATTTGCGTCAGGAGCGGCTTTGTCGCCTTCCGCTGCCTTGGTAGCTTCGGGGGCCTTGTCGGGCTCCTGGTGGTCGTCTGTGTCGATTTCTCCGGCCATTTTGCCCTTGAGATCGGCAAAGGCAGCATCGTCCAGAGCGTCAACGTCGATTTCCGCCTCGATGGCGGGGTCCTTGTCAGCCAATATGGCCTCCAGATTATGAGGGGATCACCCAAGCGCGAAAGGGTCGCGCGCCCTAGCGTTTTGAGCCCGCCCGGCTACACGTTGACCTGAGCCGTTCCATCGGTGATGGGCGTTACCATCGCGATAGCGGTCTCAACGTCAGTGCGTTCTTTCTCGGCAATCAGCTTTTGGCTGGTCGCTTCGTCTTTTCCGATCTCGGCAAACAGCTTCTTGAGTTGCGCCATGGCGACCTGCTGCTGTTCGGCCTGCTGCTCAGGCGTCGGCCCAAGCTTGGCGGCAGCAGCCTTGATCTTCTCAATGACAGAAGTCGGGAACGGCGCCATGTCGATCAGCGCCAACTGGATTTGCGGCGGCAGCATCGGCATGATCTGCATCAGCGAGTTCCAGATCATCATCTTCTGGTCCGGGCTGTTGATCTGGTCGTCAATCACAATGTCGTACTTGGCATCGGCCTCAAGAGCCAACGGCACATACTTGGCGCCCTCTTCGCCCACGATGCGCACCAACCGCCCATCGGCCAGATACTTCTGGATGATGTAGAGCATGAGCTTGCCGTGATCGCGGCGATAGCGCTTGAGGTTGTCAAACAGCGGGGCAAGGATGGTCATGCCCGACTGGCGACGCTGGTATTCGAGTGAGGCTGGTTGATCCGTCTCGCGCTGCCCCAACAGCTCCAGCGATACGCCCGGTACTTCCCGCACGGCCTCGATGGCAAACTGCATCATCTGGAAGAAGCTGGCAGGCATATCCGCCTTGGGCTTTTCCTTGATGCGCGAGCCTGAGATAGCACCGCTTGCAACCTTCACGGCTTTGTCGGTGCGCGCCCAATCCTTTTCGAACTGACGCACATCCTCGATTGCCCCATCCTCGTACATCAGCCCGCCCTTGGCGTTGCTGTTGAGGATGTGGAGCGCCTGAAGCATCCACTTGTTGGCCCAGCGCTGCGGGTCTTTCATGAGCTTCATCAGCCCATAGAACAACCCGGTCGTGCGGTCGAGATAACCCGTCACGAACTGGAACGAGAAGTGCGACCTGCACAGTGCCTCGCCAGCCTGAAGCACCTTGGCGCCAAGGAAGACGTTCTGCACCTGTAGCTTGTTCTTCTTGGTCGAAATCAGCGGCACGCCGAGTTCCGCCATGCGGGCCTTGAGCTTGCGATGATCGGCCGCGCTCATCTCTGACGTGGCGCCGGTCGTCGGGTCGGCTACCACATAGACCGGCACGCGCTTCTTGTACTGGAGATGCACGATGGTGACGCACTTGTCGTCACGCAGCATCTTTTCGGACTCGCCTTCGTAAAGGTCCGCCTCTTCCTGGCTTTCGTCGTCGCTGCCCTCGCGGTCAACCTGCGCCCACTTGGCGTCGAGTTCCGACACATGCGCATCGGGGAACATTTCAAGCGCCATGCTGATCGGAATGTCGCGAACACGCCAAAGCCGCTGAGCATCGGTCAGGTTCTTCTTGCGGGCGTTCTTGTCCCAATACATTTCGAGCGGATTGCAGGCGCTCATCGTCGGGGCGCCTTCTTCCTCCTCATCATAGTCAAGCGTCGTTTCCGTACAGCCTACGCCGCACACAGCAGCATCAAGAAAGGCGTCCGAGTCTTCGTCGTCCGCGTCGGCCTGGTCGCGAAACCACTTGCTGCCCTCAGTCAGCAGTTCGTTGGCCTTGGCATCGCCAGCCTCGCGGGGGAAGTATTTCACTTCCTGCCGGTTGCTGACTTCCATCCCGCCAACCGCGTTGATGACGGTATGTGTGCGGTTGAACGTGATCGCCGGACGCATCTGCGCTTTCAGGTCGCGCTTTTCCTCCTCGGTCCACTGTTCGCCAGCTAGGAACTGGAAATCCTCAATGGCCCCTTTGCGCCACTTGGCGGAATGCTCACGGTCAGCCCGAAACCATGCCTTGAACTGCGTGATGTCGCCGTCAGTGTCGTTCATGCTGTCCATGGGCTACTGGCCTCGGCATCTTCGTATGAACGGTAACGGTCAATCGGGCGGTTCTTGATCGGGCTGTCACGGAAGCCGGAGGCGAAATAGCGGAACGCATCTGCGCCGTGGCTAGACCAGTCATGCAGCGGAGCCGGGCGGTAGACCTTGCGCTTGTCGTCATAGTCGCGGCGATAGGACCGCAGAGCTTCAATGCCTCGCGCGCACTTCACCTTGTCGAACCAGCACCGATCAAGGATCATCCGAACAGCGTTCACGCCATCGAGAACCTGATGCATCTGCACAGTGGTTGGCCTGATACCGAGATCTAGAAGCGTGGCCGCGCGGCTCTTGCCGGTGCCCAACTCGTAATGCTCAATGTCGTGCGGCAATAGATGCTGGCTGTAGAGATAGCCCTTGTCGCGCAAAACCTTGGCGTAGTGGTCGAGACCCTGATTGTTCGCCTCGTAGTAGTCGATAAAGTGCAGTTCCCTGCCCACTTGCTGGCAGAACCAGATTGCCGTCGAGTCCGAGAAGCCCAAATCCCAAGCGGTGACAACCTGCTTGCCGCGCTCATGCGGGACATTGGTAATGCGCCCCTCCAGTTCGGCGTTGCGCATTTCCTTGCCGTAGAAGGCGCCGATAATGGCAGCGTCGAAGCTGCACATGTATTCCTGGTCGAACAGCGCTTGACCATCATCGAGGCCATAGAGCGCCTGATAATCCTTCTTCGCGGCCTCTAGCGCCTCTGGCTTAAACACGCCCGTTTCAGCGGCCGTCTGCCGAAGCCCGAACCATCCATCGTCTTCGTTCGCGCGTTCGTACATGGACCAGCCATGATTGCGACCGCGTGCGGTGTAGATGAACAGCGCCCACCCGTTGTTTTCCTCCAGCATGGGGCTGATGAAAGCCCATGCGGCAGGATTGGCGAGCGACCATTCCGAGAAGATCACGCCAGCAATACCGGCGCCGACAAGGCTGTCATATCGATCAGAACCGACGACCTGCCACACCGAGCCATTCTTGAACTCGATGAGCATGTCGTCATCAACGGTGCGCTTGCGCAGCTCGGGCGGGAATGCCTCGTCTATCCTTCGTTTGCCCGTATGGGCGTTAATGGCGTTCCAGATTGCCTTACGGCCTTGCTCATACTCGGGCAGCATGTGCCAGTACGTGCCGACACGCTCATGGGCTGCGACTGCCGTTCTATGCAGCGCCAGATCATCCTTGCCCCAGCGGCGGTGGCACACCAGAACACAGCGCTTGCCGCCGCGCTCCAGATAGTCCCATGCTGGCCTTTGGTATGGACGGGGTGTCCAGCTATTCGGAAGGCGTATCGTCGCCAAATCGCACCAGTTGGATAACCAGCTTGTCGCCATCTGCATCAGCCAGGTTGACCTGCTGAGCGACCTTGCCGTCAGTCCGGTTGGCTAGTTCCTGAATGGCCTGCATATCGCCATCTGTGGCTTTGGCGATGAGTTGGCGAGCTACAGCGCGGAGCCCTTTGTGGTCTTCGCCCAGCGCGGCCAGTTCCATACGCAGCGCATCGGCAAAGGGCTTTTCGGCCTTCCGCCCGCTGTTTGCGTTTCCCGCCATTCTGAAATGCCTAAACTGTTATGTTGTAACGCACTAAGCCAGCGTCTTCCGCATGACGAGGATGATGCTGTAGCTGTCGTTTGCTGTGTGCCCGACTGTGGTCAGGAGCACGTCGCCTGTAATGCCGGAGCCTGCGTTATTGGTGAGGCCGCGAAGCTCACGGCATGGGCCGCTGTCGAAATCCATACAGCCATCACCCTGAAGGTCGAGCGCGGTCACATCGGTGGTGGCATCCCACAAGAGACGAGCAACCATGCCGGAAACCGAATAGTACACCTTGGCGATGGAGACGCGGCTAGCAGCCGGCGAGAGAGCCGACACATCAACCTTGAGCACGGCAGACTCGCCAGTGCCATCGGAGGTGTTGGTGAATTTCATCACTGCCCAAGTCGCGGTATCGACAAGGGTCTGTGACGTTACGGCGTCGGCCATGTTGGGCCTCCGTGGTTTAGGAGATGTGCGACTGCATTACGCTTGGTCGCTTGGTTGGTGGAACTTACGTCAGTGACTCTGACATGAACGCGACGAACTCGGGATTGTCCCGCCATACCTGCGTCATGATGTTGCCGAGAACGGAAACGGTTCGCTCTTCATTATCGCCCGGATCGAGAACGCCCATGTAGTAAGCGGCGTGAAAGACCTCGTGCAGAAGGCACTCAGCCGATTGAGCGGGGCCATATGCCGTGCAAATCTTGATCACCGCGTTGTCGCGGTCGCAGGAGCCAATCTTGCCTTCGCCCGACGACTTATGGACCGGCCAGTCCTCTATCGTGTAATCGCGATAGCCCACACGAATGGACTTGGGCAAATCAGCCATTGCTCACCTGAAACAAAAGCCCCGGATATTTCACCGGGGGTTTGGCGCCGTATCGATCCGACGAACTTGCAGGATGGGTGGCCTACCCTCGCCTGCCACGATGCCCTTTGCCTGAACTCAGCAGGCGGGGGCAAACCTTGAATGTGGGGAGCCTAATTATATACGTGACAAAGCACGCGCCCTTTGGTACAAAAGGGGCATTAGGAGAACTGCGATGCGTCTTGATCACCCCGTCTTCACCAATGCCGACGAAGCCCGTAAGCACCTTGAAGCCCAACGTTGGCCGAATGGTCCGGTTTGCCCGCATTGCGGGAATGTCGATCAGAGCAAGATCACTGAGATGCAGGGCAAGGCGCACCGCGCCGGGCTCTACAACTGCAAGGAATGCCGCGAACAGTTCACCGTGACCGTTGGTTCGGTGTTCGAGCGTTCCAAGATCGCCCTGAATAAGTGGCTGCTGGCGACGTTCCTGCTCACTTCGTCAAAGAAGGGCATGAGCGCGCACCAGCTGCACCGCATGCTTGGCGTTACCTACAAAACCGCTTGGTTCATGGCTCACCGCATCCGCGAAGCCATGAAAGAGGACGTTGCGTCGTCTGGCCCGATTGGTGGCGAAGGCAAGACCGTTGAGGCCGACGAAACCTACATCGGCAAGAAAGACGATCAGTCGCCGTCGCCGCAGCGCAAGGGCCGTCCCTACCTCAAGCGCAAGCCGGGCAATATCAAGCGCACCGTTGTCGCTCTGGTCGAGCGCGGCGGCTCTGTCCGTTCGTTCCATGTTGAGCACGCGACCTGCGCGAATCGTAGATTGTCCGCGCAGGCAACTCCTACGCCCGACACACCTATGCGCTGAAACGGGCGGCGCATCGTGTGCCGAGCGTGCGCAGGGCAATCCTGCGCTTAAGGAGAAGAGCCATGAGTGCGATCTCATGTTCTTGGCCTATGGGAGTGCACGTGTGTTCTTACGTGCGCTTCCGGCTTGGACGTTGGGAAAACGTTCGAGAGCATTGCCGGTCACATCCGGCTAGCTAGTTCCCCTGAGTTCACTTGGCCCCGCTTAGGCGGGGTCCTTTTTTATGCCCGTTATTCACTACCCCTTTTTGGGGCTATTGTTAGTCCTTGACGGCCTTTTCGACTCGTCTGTTTTTGATTCTTTGTGCGGCTTCGGCGGGCTCTTGAGCATCCGCTTTAGCGTCTCGTTGAATTTGGTTTCGACACGGCTTGCATCGCGCGATACGCATCCTCAAGCCACCCGTCCCGGCAAGAAGCCCCGTCAGGGCCGTTGAGGCTCACCGCCTCATAACCTGCCTCCGCCATCTCGGGCGTGACCTCAATCTCCTGAATTTCTAGCGCCGGCCTGTCGCCCGACTCTGTAGGACGTCCCATGTGCTTTGTCACGTATATAATTGGGGTGGGGAGTTGTTCGGGCGCAAAGCGCCACCTTGTGCAAAAGGACGGTGCACTGATTTGCCGATGGCGTCAATAGGCAACTCAAAGGTTGCCCACCAGTCTTTGCAGGTCGATGGTTTCCATACCAGAGATGCCTCGAATTGGCCCAACCTTGTTCTGGATTTCGCTCTCCAGATTTTCCCGCATCGCCTTCCGTGCCATGTCGTCAGCGTCATAGATTGCACGGTCGGCCTTGGAGTGGCGGGCGCGCTCGACCGCTTCCTCTGGGTCCGCGTCCCGGATATCTGGCGCCTGTGTCGGGTCGAATAGGTCGCAGCCCTGCGTTGGAGACACCATGACAGAGCCGACAACATGCTGATGATCTGCCCACCTATTGCCTTCGACGTGCTTTGGGTGGACGCAAAACCGCCAGTCCTTGAAGTACGCACAGTTGCGGCAAATGTCCTCGCGCTTGGCATATATCGCTTCCATGCGCTGCTGGTGCCGCCGCCGCTCTCGTTCCCGCTTCTGGTAACTCGTGCCAAGCATTATGCCGCCTTCCTTTCCGTTGTCAGGCCGTAGTGTCGAGCGAGGGCGCGCTTCGCGCGGTACGCCCGCATGTATACCTTTTGGCGTTCGCGCTTTTCCTCAATCGACTGCTTTGGCCGTGGCGCTAGCGCTTCCTCTATCGTCATACCCTTTTGCAGCCGTTGGAGCACCATCCCGTACTTGAGCCCCGCCAAATCGCAGGCGTCCCCAAGAGCCATCCTCATGCCATTGTAGACGACGAACCGAGTGTTGGTCCGGTTGCGAATTTGCTGTTTGTCAGTCGCCCACCGACAGTTCTTCGGCTCGTAGTCGCCGTTGACATTCAAGCGGTCTAGCGAATGGGCCGCGCTTGGCCGCTTGCCCATATCAGATACGAAGCACTCAACCCCTGACATAGAGCCTTCCCCCTTGGCCCATCGATCGCAAACGGCGATGCCAGCACCACCATAGTTTGGGTTCTTCTTGTCCCTGCACCGCTTCATCATCGCTGACCAACTACGGTACTCTGGGGTGATTTGGCCGTCCCTTGCTAAGCCGTGCTTGACGTTCATGCCGCTACCCTTTCACTGTTCACAAGCCCATAGAATTTTGCCAAGGCATTAAGCGCGAGACGACAGTCAGCCACAAGATGCCAGCACTCGCGATCCATCTGTACGATCTCATACAGCGCCGCGAATAGGGCGCCATTGCCCCGTATCTCGTTCTGGGCGGATTGCACGGCTTTTGTGGCGTCATTGTACCGGGCGCGTGAGCGAAGGGTTTTTGCAACGTTCTCATAGTCACCGCTTCCGCCCTTGGTGGCGTTGAGGTCAACTGCCCCCGGTTGGCGTGGCGCGTGAACGGCGCGGGCATTGTTGGCGCAATCCTCGATGTAGAGCATGGCGGCTTCGTATTGAGGGCGGGAGAGTTCGCGTCCCATGCAGAGCCGACCGACGAAACACGACGCCATCGGCTGCGAGGCTTGCTCTAGCGGCAGGCCGTGTACCCGCTGCCTTGCCTCTATGCCGGGGGCGATGGTTTCGCGCTCGGTTAGTTCCATATCGCGGAACTGGTCACCGAGACGCTTGGCGATGCCGTCCTGTGTGCGTGACAGCCGCCCATTTGGTTCTCGCTTGCCAGTCTTGCGCTTTCTTGCCATTCGATCTGCCCCGATCTGTTGGAAACACTATTGCATATTCGCGCGAAAAATCATATGGTTAGCGCGTGTTCTCGACCTGATTTTCGGTCTCGTCGCCGTCTTTTTCGCGGATGAATTTCAGGGCGCGGAAGTGCAGTCACAACTCCCGCGATACCCACACCGAGGGCATGGATCGAGCCACGGGTACCCCGGCAGGTCTCGAAAGATGCTTTTGGGATTGATCCACGTCTCACCGCAGTCGTCGCAGGCGAGATGATCGTGTTCTTGGGACACAGCATCATGTGCGCACTGCCTAGCTGTCTCGCTACTCATCTATTGGTCTCCGGGGTTGGGCTTTGCTCACGATAAAAAGCGATGGCCGCTTCCGCGCGGTTGATGCACTCCTCGTAGGAGGGCCGGACAATCAGAAACAGCGGTTCATCGTTGCGCATTGCAGCGGCTTCGCCCGTCCCACGGATGCGCCCGAACTGCACTTCTAGCCCGCGCCATTCCTTGCTGAACTCAACGTCAACTTCGACCCGCTCGACTGTCTCGCTCATGTGTTCGTCTCCATGTTGAGAGTGGGTGGGGACTAAGGGCGCTTAAGCCCGAAATCTTTGCCCTTGATCTTCGCCATGCGACCGTCAGGGTGATGGAAAACGAGGCCCTCCATGTCGTTGCTGGCGAGGAAGTCGCGGATGGCGGCGAACGTACGCTCCGGCTGCATCTCGTCATCGAGGGCGAGCGCCGAATGCGGCACCAGAATGTGGCGCGTCTCGCGCTCCGGGTTGCCCTGAATTTTCGGGCCCAACAACTCATAGGTGCCGTCCGCCAAATCAGGCGCCCACTCCAGAGCTTCGCGGTGCCAGCGATCCTCCGGCGCGTCGGTGACGGGAACCCAGCCCACGATCTTGCCGGTTTCCATGTCGTGATCGGCAATCTCGAAATCAGGGATAGGCTTGTTGGCGAGGTCGGACGCCTTCACTTCGCGGCGCTTGAAAAGCTTGCCACCACGAATGAGGCAGGACGTGCCGTCAATCTTCTGAGTGGCGATGCCCTCACCGTCGAAAACCCACTGCGCAGCGCCGTTGATATGGTCGAGAACGCGGCTCCGGTCGCCGTTCCAGTCACGCTCGAAGATGGTCGGTATCTTCTTCATTTCGCTTGCTCCTAAGCCTCTGATTTGTTAGCATATTCGGACTGAAAACGCCACCTAAACACAAGAATTTCCGGCGATCACCATCTCCGCGATGGAGGAGGCTGTGCGGCCGACCTGCACGGGCTCTTGGTCACTCATGCTGCGTAGTCCTCTCCATCTGCATCATTGCCCACGGTAAAACGGGGGCGGGTCAATGGGCCAATTCCTTGCGAGCCTGGGATACGATCTCAGCCGGGAACGAATAGCGTTGAAGGGATGTCGGGGCTGGCTTGCCGCGAATGCGTTCGCAGGCTTTGAACAGAACCTCGTCGCCCCATCGGTCGAGAGCCACGGTCCCATCAGTCGGGTCCAAAAGCGTAGCGCGCCCTTTTTTATTCTGGTTTCTGGAAGATGCTATGGCATTTGCTGTAGCATTTGCTACAATCGAACCCTTATCTTTCAATGCCTTAGCTTTTCCGCCACGGCTCCCGGCCTCTTTCCGAGCGGCAGACTTCCTAGCAAATTTCGCAAGCTCAGATGAGAGCCGTCCATGGGTGATTTTACCGTCCGCAATGTCGAAAAATGGCGACAGTTTCGACCATGCAGCGGGCCAGCGCTCGCTCGGAATACGGGCCACCAGGGCAAGTTCGGACTCATCGTCAAGCAACTCGCCGTCGCCATTCCACATCGCCATCAGCAACAGCATGTAGGCGCCGACAAGCTCAGCACTGAGCCGCAGCGTGTCACCGACGAAATCGGAAACGTAAAGCTGCATGAAGGGGCGTTCGCTCATGCTGACAACCTCCAACCATAGCGACGGGTCAGCCGGCGCATGTCTCGGCGTTGTTCCGCGCGGGATTTCAGGTGAACCACTGGCGCCACCGTCTTGCTCTCCACCTCGCCAATTAGGCTCACGAGGGCGTCCATATCGGCGCGGATAGGCGCTAGGTCTATGGCGGGGGTCGAAAGCCGCTGTAGCTCATCTGCGAGGGCGTTGAAGGCTGCAATGTACTTCACCTTCCAAGCCGTCGCAGCGGCGCCAGTGAAGCCCATAACGACTAGCGAGAACCCATCCCGCGTCATACGATAGGAGCGGTATGTGCGGCCCTTGGCGTCCACATAATCAACCGGCGCAAAATTGCGCTGATCGAATTCCGGCCCGCATTCGTCGCGCACGCGGTCGATCGCTCTCAGCACGTCCTTGTGGGCCTTGTCGAAACTCGAGGCTATGTCGTAGCTGAAACAGGATGGGGCGCCGCTGACGAGTTGCACCGCCGCACGCTCAACCGTGGGCTGCTCGGCAACATCAACAAAGCCCTTGGCAGCAAGGTCGCGCTTGATCTGCGCGCGTTCGTTGTGTGGCGCTCGCCAGTCGCTCGGCGTGGCGGCGACTACGTGTAGATGCTCTAGCCCCTGCCCGTAGTGGACATGGACATGCTTGCCGCCGTTGTTGATCTTGAACGGCACTCCTGCCTTGGTTAGCTCTTGCGTGACGGCTTCTAGGCAAGGGTTGCTCATGCCGAGGCCCTCATCAGCGGGCCAGCCCTAACCTCGGCACGTATCCTCTCAAGCCGCTCCTCAAGCCTAAGGTCTTCCTCTAGCAGCAATCGAGACGACACGGCCGATGCAGAAGTTGCGCCGATGGCATCGGCAATCTCCTGCATCTTAAGACCGCTGGCGCGAAGCGAGACAGCTTCCTGCACCTTGGCTTCGGTCCAGAACACACCCCGCTTGAACCCGTTGTGATTGTAGAGGCGTACGCCGGTAGCCAGGAATTCCTGATGGCGCCGATAACCGTGCAACGCCGTGGTGTGGTCCTTGCCGCCGAGACGTCCGCCGATCTGCTTCCAGGACATGCCGCATTCCTCGCGCAAGCGGTAGGCGAGTTCTTGACGGGCATAGACCGCCGCCATGTCGCGGCGCGTCCCAAGCATGGCGCCAACGTTGATCTTATGCTTGCGAGCGACATCCCCCATGATGGTCTTCCACTTTGCCGTGGGGATGATCGGCGCGGAGTCAACATCCGGCGTCACGTCAACGCAGGCGGTAACGACGAATGGCGGTGGTTCCTGAATAGGTTCCACAGGCGCCGTAACCGCCTCAGGAACGACAGCGAGCGGCACGGCGCTGGCAGGTACAGCGACGGGCGCCCCAAGCCGTCTGCGACCTTCGGCGTAACGCTCTTTCAGAGCTTGTTCGTATGTCATTTGCACACACCCCTGAGATATGCCGATCCCCCGACCGGCTACGGTTAGATAGATTGGATAGTCACGCGGCAGGGGTCGCCTTGATCGACCCACACGACCTTGATTTCCTTGAGAATTCTGTTATCGTCGGCCTCAATGATTTGGTGGCTGACGAGCAAATCCAGCAGGGCTTTCGTGCCCGCATTGTCCGCGTCCCGCCGCCGCTTGTCGGGAGCACACAGCTCGACCGAAACCGCGACTTTCCCCAGCACCTTCTTAGGACGCTGAGAATTGAGCACCAGGCCCGCTTCCGTCTTCCATAGCCGGTACTTCTCGGACAGGATCGAACGCCCGCCTACGGCCCGATATAGAGCGTTGATGCTAGGTGGGAACGGGAGCGACACGGTTGTCATCAGCAACGGAACACGCGGACCTTGCCGCACGTCTCACATTGGCAATCGTAGTCGAAGCGTACCGGCTTCACCTCTCCCCGCTCATAGACAGGGCAGCGGTGCATGATCTTCCACTTATGGAAGTGCCCGAAAATCAAAAGCTGAAGCAGCCTAATCATCCCCTACCTCTTCTCTGATTGTAGAGAGGCGCGAGACCGAAGCTCTTGAACCTGCCAAGTCAGTTCGGTGAGCAGATCATGGAGGGTATCGCCATGCTCCGTTGCAAACCCGTTGGCACGCATCCAAGACGCAACAGCCTCCCGCATGGCGACAACGCCGTATGCATCAGCGGTCAGTTGCCCCATAGCGGCCTCAAGTTCGATGCTCATTTTCCCGCTCCTGATTGTAGAGAGGCGCTAAGAGAGGCGCGGACACCTTGCTCGTAGGCTTTGGAATGGCGGAATTTCGAGACGCGCTTGTGTGTGATGCGCTCGAAATGCCGGACGATTTCGGCGTGTTTCGCTAGCCATTCGCGGGTGGATTTGGTAGGTTGGGTGAGGGTCATTCCCAATCTCCATAACGGTCGCGCCACTCGTCTAGTTCGCGCTGTAGGTCGGCTTCGTACTTGTCGTCGCAGGGCTTGCAGATGCGATAGACGGGGCCATAGGAGCCCTCGTCTATGTCGCGGCGATTGACGAGGCGCGGGGCATGTTCGTGGCACCAGTCGCAGGTGCCGGAGTGGTCGCCTTCACGCATCTCGCGCCGGTGTTCGGCAAGGCACTCCTCGCACATGTCGTTGAGTTCGGCGCCCATGCTGTCGGTCTCGCCTTGAATGCGAGCGACGGCGGGCCGGTCATTGTGCCAATCGCAAACCGTGCCGTCCGGGACGTGGTGCCCTGCCCCCGGCAAAGTTGAAATTGGTCCTGTGACTTCGCTCATTTCTCTTCCCTCTCAATGGGGTTGGGAGACAGGGGGGGGAGGGCCACGAAAAGCGACCGAATGCAGCGCCAAATCTCAATCATCGCCCTGCCCTCGATTTCACTTCCGCTTTCTGCGCCGCGATTTCCGCAGCCAGTGCCTTAAGGCGATCAGCCAAATCCTGATCAACAACATGGTCGGTGGCCTTATCTGTCTCGATGATATGCTGGAGTTTGCGAGCCGTGCGGTCGCACGTATCGAGGTAGGCCAGCCGCAATCTGGCGAACAAGGACACGTCGCACTCTTTGGCGCGGCGCTTCTTGAGGTGCATGACTTGGTTGGGGCTTAGGCCGTAGCGCTGCTCGATCTGATGCAGCGCCGTATCGACGTTACCGCAACGGTAAACCTCGATCTCCAGCAGGTTCGCGGCGTAATTGCTCGCAGCTTCAATGGTCATTTCGGGAGCCAAATGTTCGGTTTTCGGGAATGGCATTATCGGCCTCTCGTGGTTGTCTGGGGACATCGAAGCCCGAGACACAGGAGAGGGAACGGTGAAGTTCAGGCAGCTTGCGGACATCGGCTTGGAAGGCGTGGATGCGCTGCTGCTTGCTAGAATGCATGAGGCGAGAAACCGAGGCAGCGACATGCGCGCCTCGGCTCGGCCCGCCACGGGATTTGTGGCGACCGACGCGGGTGAGGGGGAGACGCCGGTCGCCTTCGCGCAGTACGGGGGAGTGACCGTCGCGCAAACTCTGAATGGGAAAAATGGCCGAGCCGTGAAGCCCGGCCGAGTTAACAGGGAGGTCGTCAGACAGAGGTCGGAAGCCCAATGGGCGGCTATCTCTGCAAGCCTGTTCACAGCGAACAGGAACAAGCGCGTAGCGGCTCCGACAAGGTTTGCCCCAGCCTTGGCTACGCGTTTGTTTCTGTGCGTTGATAATGGTCATCAGAGCCAGCCCGCCGCGTGAGCTAAATTGAGCGCGCCCAACGCCAACGCGACGGCAAGCAGCGCTAGTACGGTGTGGGACTGACGGGTCATTGATCGTCGCCTCGTGCGCGCACGTGAGAGCCAAGGGCGGTGAGGTACAGATCGAGGATCGCCTGATGCTCGGAAAGCGCGGCTTGATCCTTGGACCGGATGCGGACAACCTCCCGCAAAACCTTCACGTCAAAACCGTTGTCCTTGGCTTCCTTGTAAATCTCGGAAATGTCGTCAGCGATTGCCTTGCGTTCCTCGTGAAGCACTTCGATGCGCTCAACGATGGCGCGAAGCTGGTCGGCTGCGATGCTCTCGGTGTTGGATGGGTAGTTCATGCTGCCACCTTCGCGCGGCGCATCTCGACCAGATCGTTGAACTCGATCCCAAGACCTTTGCGCTTCGATGCAGTCAGCAGCTTGTCCCAATGGGCCGCGTCCACTGACTGGCGTTCGCGCATCTTGCGGGCGTTGACGTATGGAACCCCCAGGTCAGCGGCCAACTCGACGGTGGACCAGTGACCAAGGAGAGCGGCGAAGGTGTCGGGTTTGCTGAGCATGGTACGTTAGGTACCGCACTCCAAAGCGACTTTCAAGACAAATCGTACCAGCCGGTGCGTTATGCAGCGTTTGCGATGAAAACTGCTGCCGACCGGCTTCGGGAACTGCGGATCAAAAAGGGCTACGCGAACGCTTCGGACGCGGCGCGGGCGTTCGGCTGGAACGAGAACACCTATAAGAGCCACGAGAACGGGGTGCGCGGCGTCAAGCAGGAAGCGGCCCGCAAGTACGCTGCGGCCTTCGGGTCAACCCCGGCTTTCATCCTAGGCATGGGAAACGGTGCGGATTCACCAATCATTAACCCTGTCACAAACGTTCCGCTTGTGGCTCGTGCCAGCGCGGGAGCATTCAGAGAGGATGAGGGGCTAGAGATCGAGGGGATTCTCGTGCCAGCCGTACCGCGCGCCGATGTGCCGGCGGGCGTGCAGTATGCCGTTGTTATTGACGGCGAGAGCGTCAACCGTAAAATTCCTGACGGCGCTTTTGCGATCTGTGCGCCTTTCGACAAGTACCCAGGCGGCCCCAAACACGGCCAGCTCGTGCATGTTGTCCGTGAACGCGCCGGGCTTCATGAGCACACAATCAAAGAACTGCACTACACCCGCGACGGCATGGTTCTCATGCCCTGCTCTACCGATCCGCGCTATCAGGAAGCCGTAGTTCTCAGCTCGGCAGAGGACGATACGACCGTCCGAATCCATGGCGTTGTCATAGGCGCTTACCGCCCCTTCTGAAAATAGTTGGTACGTTCGGTACGATTTTGCTTGCGTCCATTCGGTACGTAATGTACCACTCCTCCCATCGGCACAGGCAATCACGCCGCCGAGGGAGAGTGAGATGACCACGTACATCCCGGTTAAAGTCAACGACGCGGACTACGGCGACGACCGCGCGCGGATCGAAGCGAAGACGTACTTCGACCGGGAAACCGGCGAATACGACTGGGCTGTTCCCGCTTGGGAAGAGATGGGCCTCGGTGAGTTGGAGGGTGTTTTCGCCACCCGCCAAGAGGCCGAAGCCATCCTGCGCGCCACCGCCGAGTACCTACGGCTGTACGGCTACGAGGCCACCTTCCCGACCGCCTGACACTAACCGCCAGTCGATGCTGGCGGAATGGGGATGAGATGGGACGAGATATCCGGCGCGAAGGCAAGTTCGCCACCTTCTACGGCAGCAAGTTGCACCCCGGCCAAGTGCCGCTTGGCCCTCCCGACAAGCACGGCGTCACGACCTACGTCGAGCCCACTGTACTCACGGCACTGGAGTTGCTGGACGCCCTGAAGGGCATGATGGCGGCGAGCGAGGAGCCGGACCCTGAGAGCAAGTCTCCGCGCGCTGCTCTTCTTGGGGCTGCTTGGCAACATGCACGAGACGCCATCGCAAAGGCGGAGGAGCGGCTGTGACCTACGACCAGTGGAAGACCACTCCGCCAGACTGGATGCAGGAGGCAGACGAACCGACGCCCGAGCAGCAGGCTCAGGAATGGTTCGATGAGTGGTTTGGCCTTTGGCTCGATGACCTCGATGACGACGGATACATCGAAAGCCTCGCCGCCTAACCCCCAACACTACAGACAGACAATAGGATACCGACCGATGAACCCGATTATCTCGATGAAATACGCCACCTCCCACGGGATGACCGCCACCGATGTCCGCTGCATCGCGGCTTGGCACATGGACCGCTCCGAAAAGGACGGCGACCGCCACGACATGATTGCGTTCCGCCTCTACCGGATCGCCGCCGCGCTCGCCAGTCGCTCCTAACCCAGACAGACAATAGGAGAGGAACGATGGCCCTCGTTGATGATCTGAAAGCGGCGAAGGCGTTGATTGCCGACCCGAAGAATTGGCGGCGTGGCGGTTGGGGCCGTCCGGGCAATCGGTGCGCGTTAGGCACCCTGCTCGACCTTGGCTGTGGAGTGGGAAACGTGCCCTCCCATCCTGTCACCAAAGCACTCCGGCGCTGCCTGCCGGGCAACTTTCTCGGCATGGGCTCTGTCGTCCGGTTCAACGACGATCCAACCACCACACATGCCGACATCATGGCCCTGTTTGACCGTGCGATTGCCGCTGCGGAGGCCGCGAAATGAGCCGCATCAACTGGGAAGCCGCTTACCTCAACTACTACGCGGAACGTGCTGGACTGATTGGGCACGATGCGCGCGACGTTCGCGGATGGCTTGAAGCCCACCCCGACTATGACGGCGAAATCTACGCAAACTGGAATGACGGTTCTGACGACTTTCTCGTGACCGACATCTTCCGTCCCGAGCCCGACGACGACGCAGAAACCATACCAGAAACCACGGCTCCGGCCAAGCAAAACCCGTCCCTCAATGACGTTACCGCACTCGTATGCGCGGACATTGTGCGGACTGTGAGGAGGGTAGCATGAACAACGCCCGCATCAAATCCGCCATTGCCGAAATCGAGAAATGCGAACGCGCTCTGGCGTGGCTTGAGGAATACGGCTCTCAGCTTACCGGCGAGAAGGGCCAGTTCGAGTTTCATCCCCGCGCCTACTTTGCTGGTTCATGCGAAGGCGCGGATCAGGCGATGGGGATGCTGGCGAGCTTCGCGCGGCTTTCTCTGCCGGAACTGGTCAAAACCAGCATCGAGAACTGCCGCAACACCATCGTCATGAGCAAGTCAGCGATCCTTGAAGAGGTGGGCGAATGACCGAACTCACCCTCCAAGAGGCATGGCAATCCGCCCCCATTGAAACAGAACTCGCCCGCCTCCGTAGGGAGAGGGCCGAGAAGTTCTGGCACCCCACAACACCAGCAAGGGTGGCTCTGATGGTCACATTGCAGGCGATCAAGAATGAGGATGAGAAATGAACCTCAAGGCACTCAAGGAAGCTGCGGAGAAGGCAACGCCGGGTGAATGGCGCTGGCTCATCCATGACCACTCGATGGCGTCCCTCGGCGTTGGCGACGACCCCGGCATGGGCGACCCTCTGGTGCTCAACGTCTCTCCGTGTCGCTCATGCGCAGACCGCGCTAAGGCCAAGGACGCCGAATGGGAATGGGGACGCTGCACAACGCCAAGTGAGGAAGACGCTCGCTACATCGCCCTCGCCAACCCCTCCACCATTCTCTCTCTCATTGAGAGGGTTGAAGCTTTGGAGGAGTTTCGGCGCGACGTAGCCAACACCTTTGACGAGGAAAGCTACACGCGCCCCGGCAGCTTGGAACGCAGCATCGGGGACCGCGCCCGCGCCCTTTCCACCATTACCAAGGAATGAGCCATGAACCAGGCATCACGAACACGCCGGGCCTTTGCGAGCCTTGCCCTCCAGTTGCGCCGTCAGTCTTGGCAGCATCGGAAGTGGGCTTGGGAGGAACAGCGTTGCGGCGATACCGCGAAATATCACGAGCATGCCGCCCGCGCGATCCGCGACTGGCGTGATGCGAAATCAGCACTCGAAACCGCAAGGAAATGGTGATGGCCGCTCTCGATCCACGCATTGAGATAGTACGCGAAAAGTTCGGTTTGGACAAGTCTGACTTCTGGGAAATCCCTCAGAAACCGGGCACTTGGGTGGCAAAGCACGCAGCCCTTGAAGTCGCCGCCGTCAAGGCTGGCATCCTCTTTGACCTGCCCGTCATCATCGAAAGCGATGCGCCCGGTCTGGTCACTTCAATGGTCGTGCAAGGCGTCATGGAAGGCCGCACCGAATGGGCGACCGGCGAGACGAACCCGAGCAACTATCGCGTGAGCGGCAAGCAGCCATCATACCCGTGGGCGATGAGCGAGAAGCGCGCCAAGGACCGCGTGATCCTCAAGCTGATCGGCATTCATGGCCTCGTCTATTCGGACGCGGAGGGCGACTTTCACGAACCCGAGGATGCCCCCGCTTTGTCCAAGGCGAAAGCCCGCGAACCCTACGCCGAGATGCAGGCCGAAATCGACGCCTGCGGCTCGCTGGAAGAACTCGCCACGCTTTGGCAGTCCAAGGCATTCCAGGCTGAGTTCCGCAAGCTCCCGGCCGACTGGCAGGAACAGCTTACCGAGCGGAAAGACCTCCTCAAGGTCGAACTGACCCCACCCCGGCGCGCGAACGTGCCGCCCAACTTTGAAGGAATGCCCGCATGAGCACCGAACGCTGGGACGCATTGAACGTCCGAAACTACATTGACCGCAATGGTGAGACGAAGGCCGCATTCACGCGCATAGGCACGATGTTTGCGAACAGCAAGGGTGGGTTCACCCTGAGCCTCGATGCCCTTCCTACGCCATCCCTGAGCGACAAGGGGGCCATTGAAACGCGCATCCTCCTTGTCGTTCCCAAGCCCCGTGACGACAACGGCGGCGGGCATGGCGGGGCTGACGCACCGTTCTGAGTTTCCGCTGACCAACAGGCCCCCGTTCCTTTCGCCGGGAATGGGGGCCGGGAGCGGACCAAGTATGGGGAACACGATGAACTACCTTCTAAGCCAGCTACAGGACAGCGTTGAAATCGAGGGCATCGCCAGCGATCTCCTCGCCGCCAAGACGCCCCATGATCTGGTGATGATCTGGTGGGGCAAGGCCGACGCATTCGATGAAGGCTCTCGAGCCCGCAAGATATTGCAGGCCGCGTATTCCAAGCGCCATGGGCAGCTTACCGGAGCGCTTCGATGACCACGGCAACCGTCACCATTCGCACCGACGCGGACCGCAAGCTGATCCAGCGATGGGCCGCGAACGTCAAGCTTGGGACCATCGTTGAGTTTGCCGAAGGGCCGAAGCGCACCAGCGAACAAAACGACCGGCTTTGGGCAATGCTCGGGGACGTGTCGCGACAAGTCGAATGGTACGGCCAGCACCTATCGGATGCCGACTGGAAAGACGTGTTCACCGCCTCCATTCGCAAGCTTCGCGTGGTCCCAGGTATCGACGCAGGGACGTTCATCCCGCTTGGGCTGCGCACGTCAAAAATGCGCAAGGCTGAGATGAGCGACCTGCTCATGCTCATTGAAAGCTTCGGGGCTGAGCACGGTGTGGTGTTTGGGGACCAGCAAGAGGAGCGAGCGGCATGAGGATCATCCTGCATGGCATTGATGACTTGGCCGGTATGGCTAAGGCCGCAGAGAGCGCTATGGCCTATGAGGCCGGGCATCGGTCCACAGACGGCACCGGCAAGCTGAAAGACCTCGGCCTTCGGTTGGACGGGAAATTCTACAGCGTCCGCTTCAATAAGGACAGCGTGTCGGTGTGGTGCAACGAATGATCCGCTCGGCAAAAATCCTCCGGCACGCCAAGGGTCAGCCCTGCACCGCACGCTTCCCCGGCATCTGCAACGGCAACCCCGAGACGACCGTGTTCTGCCATCTCAACGGCGCGGCATTCGGCAAGGGTATGGGACAGAAGGCGCATGACGTTCTCGGCTTCTTCGGCTGTAGCGCGTGCCATGCTGCCTACGATCTCGGCCACGGCACGAAGGGCTGGCTTGCTGGCGACATGCACAAGCTGGTGCTGGAGGCCGTCTGCTCAACGTGGGTGGTCCTGATTACGGACGGCATTGTCATTGTGCCACGTGACCCGGAACGGCTGTCTAGCGAGCGCCAGGTGCCGCCCCGGAAGCCGCCCGCCGAACGCGCCCGCGTTCCACACAATCCAGACCGCAAAATCCAGTCTCGTAACAACCTCAAGAGGGAAAAAGCATGACCATCAACGAACAGATTGCGCTGCTTATCCAGCAACAGACCTACGCGGAACGAATGGCGATGGCGCAGTTCTTTGCCAGCCTTGACGAGCACACCGCCGACTATATCGCGTCCGCTCTTGATGGTTGGGCGGAAGACAACGAGCCGAAGGGAGATGATGAATGATCCGCCCCATTCATCTCGCCCCGCTGCTTCTCATCGCCCTGCCCCTCGCTGCCTGCACCAAGGCAGAGAAGCAAGGCGCCGAAAGTGTCTTGGCCTCTTTTGGTGTTCCTCCTGTTCCTGATTATTCGGGATCAAATGAGCAAATTGTGGCGCTTATTTCCGCTTCGGAAGTGGAGGCTGTTGAGCCTGTGCCGGTGACGCCGCCGGCAATGGTTCAGGTCTGTTGGGAGGAACCTAGACGGGCGGGAACTTGGTTCGAAACTGTCTGCGAAATGCGACCCGCGCTGTAGGTGGAAAACACGCGGAAAGCCCCGGAAACCTTGGACTTTTCGCTGATTTGAGACTACAGTATTTCACTGATCCGAACAAGGATTTTCGACATGTCGATGAGCTACGACGCCGAACAGTATCACTCCCTTTGCACGACGCTTTGGCAATTGATCGGCACACCCACAGATGACGAACGCGGAGAGCATGTCGCTGTCATCATTCAACAGCGGATGGCGCTCCTGAAGCTGAAGCGAGACACGTTCGAACGCCAGTACCACGACGCCGATAGTGTCGTTGCCGAGCTTCGCGCCCGTACGCAGCGCTTCCGCGAAGCCTTGGGCTTCATTGCGGAAGAACAGGATCGAGGTCGCGGCGACGGCCAGCCAGAACCCGGACCAGCCCACGATGACGTGACTATGTGGGCCGTGGCTCTCAATGCACTTCGGGAGGGCTGAGATATGAGCGACCCGCGTGACGACTACGACGATTATCCAGATGATGAATGCGGCAACTGCGGCGGTGAAGGCTTCACCTATGATTGCATCGACGGGTGCTGCCTCAACGCCGAGGACGGCTGCGAACTGTGCGCACACCGGTGCGACTGGTGCAATCCTCGCAAGCCCAAGGTGCCAGACAACGAAATCGTCGCGTTGCGCCAAATCCTCGCCGACGCCCTTTCCAACCCCGAGTCTCACTCATGACCCACCAAGACAAACTGAGTGAGGAACTGTTGCCCTGCCCGTTTTGCGGCGAAGCGAAATTCGCCCGCGTCCAGCCGTACCAGTTCCCGCCCGACAGCGAAGGGCCGGAATGGAAGTGGGGTCATCACGTCATCTGCGATGCATCTGGCATCGAGGGGTGGGAACGCGGTTGCGGTTGCTCGTCGGCATGGGCTGAGACTGAGGCCGAAGCCATCGCCGCATGGAACCGTCGCGCCCTCCGTTCCGCTACTCCCATGCCGGGGGTGGTGGTGAAGCCGCTGGAGTGGTCCAAGCGTTTCCCAAACGAAAGCATGTCGCGCGCGGATACCGCATGGGGAATATACCGCGTGTGGACCTTTTACGACGCTGGAAGTTGGTTCTGGCAGTACGGCGCCGAGGCTGACCAAACTGCGCCTGACGAACCGACTGCACTTGCCGCCGCCCAAGCCGATTACGAAGCTCGCATCCTCGCCGCCCTATCCCCGCCTTCAACGGGAGAGACGGGGGAGCCGGTGCCGGTCGCGTGGGTGCCTGCCGTCTACATCGGCAAGGTCATGGACGGAGAGAATGCCGTTGACGCCGTGCTGTGGAACAGCGCCGCACCGGACGGCTCGCGCGTTCCGATTTACGATCACAGTTCCATCGCCCCTCCCCCAAGGGAAGCAGTAGAGGCCAGCGGGTGGCTGATCGAACTTCGCGGGCAGGTGCCGCAGTGGTGGTATCTGGGGGATGACGGAGAGGACGGGCAAGGGTGGACGACTGAAAGCCTCAAGGCCCTTCGCTTTGCTCGCAAGCAGGACGCCGAAGCCTACATCGAAAACGTAGGCTGGACCGAGGCGTTCGCCTCAGAACACATGTGGCAAGACCGCGCCGCTCTCAATACCAAGGGAGGAGAGTGATGGCCGGGCCGAGCGCAATACAACGGTACTGGCTTGCTACACTGGCACGCGACTATGCCGGTGGAGGTAACGCCCTAGTGCCGATAACCAGCGACGGGCTGCACAACACCCTGCTTAGAGAGCAGCGAACCTTCGATGCGTTGGAGCGCCGAGGCTGGGCGGTATATCGCCGCCGCGAGGACGGATACACCATCAACGGCTATCAGATCACCGACGCCGGTCGCGCCGCTCTCTCCCCCGGAGCCCATCATGAGTAAGGGAACGGAACGCCAACGACGCGAAGCCCTTGACCGTCTTCGGAGCGAGATGGGCCATCGCATGGTGATCTTTGATCGAAGATGGCGCAGCGGAGAAGAACCCGTCCGCGATGCGCTCTACAACGCCGATGGTATGCTCTGGAACGCACTCGAAAGCCGTTACGGCTACAACCTGCGTCCGCTCATGTCGGAGGTCGCCGCTGACCTTGGCGTCAATGACGAGCTAACTCGGGTGATCCTGCTGGGCAGACGCGAACCGTCCAAGGCTTTTCTCGATGCTGTCGGGTGGGAGCGCGTCACACTATACCGTCGCAAGGAGTCCGGCCATGAGTGACCCGAAGGAAGTTGCAGACCTCGTGGGGAAGATGCTCAAGCTTGGCGAATGGCTTGACCTCGATTTCGGACGCGACGACCCGCCCGCTGGCGATGACTGCCGAACTGTCGCCGCCACCCTCCAGTCCCTCTCTGCCGACCTGGAGAGGGTGACCAAGGAACGGGATGAAGCCCAAAAGGCTGAAAGGGACTGGATACGCTGCTCCAACGAATTGACCGGCCATCTTGAGAGCGCCGAGGCCCGTATCTCCACCCTCACAGAAGCGTTGGAGTTCTACGCTCATGCTGACACGTATGCCGCCATCGGGTTCATGGCTGACCGTCCCGCTGGCGAGTTCATGGACGATTTCAGCTTCGATGAGGATTTTGGCCGAGACATGCCCGGCAAGCGCGCCCGTGCCGCCCTCCGCCCTCATAAGCAGGGAGAGGGGGTATGACGGACCGCAACATGCATCCGCACGCGGAAGCCCGCCTAGCTATGGCAATGTGGTCGCATGAGTACGCGCATGAGCAGCGCGGCGGGGTGATGGACTTCTGGGACTACATCGGGCCTAGCCGTCGCCGGATTTGCGTGGATGCTCTCGACGCTATCCTGCGTGCCGAGAAAGAGAACGGTCGCGCGCCTGCGGAGGTCAAGCCATGAGGTTCAACAAGCCCTACATACTCTACTCCATAGCTATTGTTCTTCTCCTTGCTCTCGTTATTGGGATGGGGGGAGGGGAATGAGCCTAGACCTCGACAACCGACCGTTTTCGTCGGAGGAGCTTGGCGAACGCTGGGGAGTGTCAGCGCAGCATGTCCGCGACTTGATCGCCAAGGGCACCTTGCGCAGCTTCCGCGTTGGACGTTTGATCCGCATCCCCGCGACCGCAGTCAGAGAGTTTGAAGAATGCCCACCTACCGCGCGAAGCTCTACCGAGGATCATACTATGCCGTCTGGTCCGAGCAAGGGAAAACGAAGAGAGCGGCTCTTCATACCACAGACCAGCACGAGGCAAAGCGCCGCCTGATCGACTTTGAGCGCCAGCGGGAAACGCCGAAGGCAAATGGGAACACGGTGGGGGATTACGTTCAGACGTACCTCGCCTACAAAACCAGCCGCGTGCGCGACCCGGTTCGCCTTCATGGCGCATGGGCGAACGCTGAGCCCATGTTTGGGTATCTCCGCCCCGAGCAGATCACGCCGGAGCTTTGCGAGAAGTATGCCGCGCATCGTCGCCGCCTAGGGCGTGGGGATGGGACTATCTTGAAAGAGATAAACGTGATCCGCCAAGCCCTGAACTGGAACAACATCACCAGCGCTCGTTTCGAGGCGCCTAGCGCCCCGCCACCACGCGACCGGTGGCTGACCAAGGAAGAGGCCGCGAGGCTCCTAGACGGCGCTAAGCAGCCCCACGTCAAACTCTATATCAGATTGGCCTTGGCGACCGCCGCAAGGCGCGGGGCGCTGCTTGACCTGACATGGGACCGGGTAGACTTCGCCCGAAAGGAAATTGACTTGATCGTCCCAGACGAAGCGAACCGCAAAAAGCGCGCCAAAGCGGTTCCGATCAATGACCAGATTTATCCAGAGCTACAGGCGGCGGCAGTTGCCGCTCAAACGCCCTACGTGATCGAATATGCGGGGGAAGGGGTGCTGAACATCAA